TTTTACTAAATATTCATTCATTCACCATATTTACAGGTGTTACACCCTATAAAACAAAATTACAATTGTGATTCACATAGTTCTCAACGCGGATATACAATCTACATGAAATAACATAAAAATATATAGTATAATTTATATACGACGGACATATGGATAATACTACCGTATGGAAAGTGATAAACAAATATTTTGAAGATAATCCACAATCTTTAGTAAGACACCACATTGAGTCTTACAATGACTTTTTTAAGCAGGGTATATTCCAAATATTCAATGAAAAGAATCCGGTAAAAATACAAACGCGTTATGATGAACGCATCGATGACTATCGTTCCCAGTGCATCATGTATTTTGGTGGGAAAGACGGCAGCAAAATATATTTCGGTAAGCCTGTGATATATGATGACAATAATGCGCATTATATGTATCCAAATGAGGCGCGTCTACGAAATATGACATACGGTATAACGATTCATTATGACGTGGAAGTTGTATTCATCGATATATTGGAAGACGGGGAATTGCCTACTGTGGTGGGTACCGAAGACATGATTCGCGAAGAAACCGAATCCGAAGTGGGTGATGAAAACAAAACCGAAGGCGGTTCTGGAAAAGGCCCGCTTCGCCGAAAACAGGCAAAACGCACGGCGGTCGAACTAACGCCCGCGGAAATGGCGTTGTTTAAAGAGGCCACTGCAAAATCGATGGAAACGTCGAATCGCCAAAAGCGCACCCTCACTCTAGAAAAAATATTCTTTGGTCGATTTCCTATCATGGTACAATCAAACCATTGTATTTTGTCGGGATTACCCAGGGAAGTACGCCATACGATGGGCGAATGCATGAACGACGTGGGCGGATATTTTATTATTGACGGAAAAGAGAAAACCGTTGTTTCCCAAGAAAAGTTTGGCGACAATATGTTGTATATTCGCGACGTTCACGACGACACGTATTTGTATTCTGCCGAAATCCGGTCCGTATCGGAAAACGTATCCAAACCCGTTCGAACATTATCGGTCAAAATTATGGCGCCAACCAACAAATTCACATTCAAGAACATTGTGGTGAATATACCGAATGTTCGCAAGCCAGTGCCATTGTTTATTGTGTTTCGCGCACTTGGTGTAATCAGCGACAAACAAATCATAACAACCTGCTTACTTGATTTAGAGAAACATCCTGACATGATTGATTTGTTTATACCGTCGGTACACGATGCCGGAGGTATATTGAATCAGGTAAATGCATTAAAGTACATTGCCACATTGACAAAGGGTAAGACTGTTCCACATGCCCTCGAGATTTTAGCCGACTACTTTTTGCCACATGTGGGTGAAATGAATTTTACACAAAAGGCGTATTACTTGGGATATATTGTATTCCGGTTATTGTCGGTCTATACTGGCGTCGAGCCACCCACTGACCGCGACAACTTCAAATATAAGCGCATCGAGTTGGTCGGGTCATTAATGTATGATTTGTTCCGCGAATATTATTCGATGCAACAAAAACACATTCATCAGCAGTTTGAAAAGAAAATTTTCTTCAATCAAACATTGTATGCCGATAACTTGTACGGGTTAATCCAGAAAGAATACAAGGAAGTATTTGGTGAACGAATTGTGGAAAGCGGATTCAAAAAGGCATTCAAAGGGAACTGGGGGTCTCAGGTACATACGAAACGCATCGGTGTTGTGCAAGATTTGAATCGTTTATCCTTCAATTCCGCGTTAAGTCATTTGCGCAAAACAAATCTGCCCTTGGATGCAAGTGTAAAAGTAGTCGGTCCGCGTGTATTACATAATACACAGTGGGGATTCTTTGACCCGATTGATACCCCAGATGGTGGAAATATTGGATTGCATAAACACTTGGCCATTACAACATATATCAGTCAGGGATATTCGCGCGAACTCATTATAAAATGGTTACGTGAAAAGGTAAGTATGAAGTTATTAGAAGAATGCACGCCGAAATTATTGGCATCGTTGACAAAGGTTTTTGTGAATGGATATTGGACTGGAGCAGTTTATGAGCCGGTGGACGCAGTGCAAAAAATAAAGTTGTTCCGCCGCAATGGTTTACTCCCGATTTACACGAGTGTTTCGTTCGATATTAAGATGAATACCATTTTTATATACACAGATGCTGGTCGTGTATGTCGTCCCATATTTTACCGCGACGATGAAACCCACAAAATGTCATATGATACACCGAAAATCAAGCAATATTTGGAAGACGATAAGTTTACATGGAACGATTTGATTACCGGGTTCAACCGTAAAAAGGTACAAGGATTTAACCCGAACAGCTACACCATGTACGAATTACACGAACTGTATGAAAATATCGATGTGGAGTCGAATCCTGCAAAGTTGGCGCGATTTCTACAGGAAAAGGCCATTATTGACTATATTGATACGAGTGAGACCGAAGGTTCGCTTATTGCAATGAACGCCGCTGAATTGGCGAAAGATAAACAAAAACAACACACACATGTCGAAATACACGAATCCCTCATATTCGGTACAATGTGTAATTTGATTAACTTTCCTGAAAATAATCCTGCCACCCGTAATTCATTTTCATGTGGACAAAGCAAACAAGCCGTATCTATGTATCATACCAATCACCAGGTGCGTATGGACAAAACCGCGGTTGTCTTAGTTTCCGGTCAGGTCCCATTGGTTAAGTCTCGTTATTTGAAGCATATTAACAACGAAGAGAATTCATATGGTGAAAACGCGATTGTTGCAGTGATGTGTTATACTGGATATAACGTGGAAGATGCGATTTTAGTAAACGAAGGAGCATTAAAACGCGGTTTGTTCCGCACAACGTATTACAGCACTTATGAAATGCACGAAGAGAAGAGTAAAACGAGCGATGCCACTGTCGAAAACACGTTCATGAATATTGAAATGCAGCACAATGTTATTGGCACAAAACCCGGATATGATTACAGTAAGTTAGATAAACATGGAATGATTAAAGAAAATACGGAATTAAACGACAAAACTGTGTTGATTGGAATGGCTACATCGAATTCTGCGGCGAGCGACGTGAAGGTGGACGCGTCGAAAACCCCAAAGAAAGGGCAGCTCGGCATTGTAGACAAAACATTTATCACCGAAGGAGAAGAAGGAACCCGTATTGCAAAGATAAGAGTCCGTGAAGAGCGTATACCGAACATTGGTGATAAAATGGCGTCGCGTGCTGGACAAAAGGGTACCATCGGTTTAGTGGTACCTGAACGCGACATGCCATTTGCGGCAAACGGTATTCGCCCCGATTTAATTATCAACCCACATGCGATTCCATCCCGTATGACCATAGGCCAATTTGTTGAAACGATTACCGGAAAGGCCAGTGCCATGTATGGAGCGTTTGGCGATTGCACTGCGTTTAATAATGATGGTTCCAAAATCGGGGTCTTTGGCGATTTATTATGTAAATCGGGTTACCATTCGAGTGGAAACGAAGTGTTATATAATGGAATGACCGGCGAACAGTTAGAAGTGGAAATATTCATGGGACCCAACTATTATATGCGCCTGAAACACATGGTGAAAGATAAGATTAATTATCGTGCATTGGGCCCACGAACGGCACTTACCAGACAACCGGTGAGTGGTAGAGCAAATGACGGTGGGTTACGTATAGGTGAGATGGAACGTGATGGTGTCATATCACACGGCGCAAGTGCATTTTTACAGGAGTCTATGATGGAACGCGGCGACAAGTACAAAATCGCTATATGCAATACAACCGGTATGATTGCTATTTATAATCCGGCGAAGAACTTATTCATGAGTCCAATGGCAGATGGACCTATCCGGTTCACTGACAATGTTGACAGTAGTAAAATGAATATTGAAACCGTAAGCAAATTCGGCCGCAGTTTTAGTGTTATTGAAGTACCGTATTCGTTTAAGTTGTTGGTCCATGAATTACAGGCCATTAATGTTCAAATGCGTATTATTACAGAAGACAATATTGACCAAATAGAAAATATGTCTTTTTCGAACAACTTGAATGCACTTACGAAAAACAAAGCGGACACCCCGAACTCACTTGTAGTACAAATCAAACAAATATTGAGTAAAGGATATGCCGGAAACCAACTTGCGACACCTGAAAGTATCAAGTCTTCGCCTGGCTCGCTAGATTCAATCCCGTTTGCACCGGAATCTCCAGATTCTATTCCATTTGCACCCAAGTCACCCGACTCAATACCATTTGCACCTGGCTCTCCGGTAAACCTGGATAATGTATATCAACCAACAGACGCTGAATATCAACGTTTGATGGAATCGGTAAACCCCGATTCACCTGTATATAATCCTAATTCGCCGTATGTTCCTGAAAAACACGGCCAACCTGCATACAATCCCAATTCACCTGTGTATAATCCTAACACCCCAGATAGTTCACAACCCGGGTCAATGGTATTCCCAGGTTCACCTGACTATCCACCTCCAGATAAGACCCCACCCTTAGTATTTCCTGGTTCACCCGATTATCCTCCGCCCGGTCGGGGTGCAGGGTTTTATGTCGGGGAATCAGTGATATTTAGAGGCGATTCAAAACCAGGCAGAATATGGGGGGTTAAAAATATTGGTGATAAATTTATTACCATTGAAACACGTGATACAGCTGGATTAGATATGAGCGATACGATTAAGGTAGTCACTGAACTAGATATATACAGACCAGGCGATTTTGCATACAGCAGCCCGTCATTTCAGCCATTATACGATGAACCGGTACAGCAAGCAAATGCAAATAAACCAGCAGAGTCTACAAATATGCCTGCGATTAATATTAAAATTGTAAATGGTAATGATATGACAGAACCATCTAATACGACACAGTACCAAGTGGACGCAACGAATTCAACTACAATTTCGGGTCCAGGTCAAGCTCCTATTAAAATGAAACCACAAACAAGCGGCGACGCACCCGAACCAGCCGCTGCCGATAATTCTTTCGATTTTAGTAAGGGAATGGTTATAAAGAAAGTATAATGCGAATGTCGCGGTGAAAAATTGATAGTTTGTAAAAAATATAAAGTATCAATTATTAGTATATTACACAATGAGTGCTTCCAGTAATAAAATCCTATCTGTATATAATTCACGAAATACGTTGGTGGAAATCTTAACAGAAAAAGGATACAAAACCGATGATTACAGTACCTTTAGTATTAATGAAGTAGACGCCATGTATAAAAATACACAGTTAGATATGTTGTTAACCCATAGTACAAATAGTAGAAAAGTGTATATTAAATATTACTTGAAAGCGAAACAGATAAAGAAGCCAGATTTAGATGATATTATCGAAGACCTCTATTTCATAGAAAACGTATTAACCAAGGAAGACTGTCTTATTATTGTAACCGAAGATGAACCGAATGATACTATTGTTGCCAAAATCAATTATTTGTACGAGCATGACGGCATTTTCATTGTAATCCATAACATTAAGCGTTTGCAATATAACATTTTGAAACATACATTAGTGCCCAAAGCGAAGATTTTATCCACCACCGAAGTCGAGACATTGAAACAAAGATTTAATTTGATGTCTGTGAAACAATTGCCCGAAGTATCGCGATTCGACCCGCAATCATTGGCGATTTGTTTACGTCCGGGGGAAGTATGTAAATATGACAGAAAAAGCGCGACTGCACTGAACACCGAATATTATAGAGTGTGTGTATAAGTATTTCATGAACCATTAATAATAAAATAAACCATAAATTATTGCGGACTTTTGTATTTTTTGATAACAATCGATAAAACATTGTTATCAAACACATTATTGTACATATTTACCAAAACCCATCAAACATTATATTTTTATAAATATATTATAATGGAGCCCAACAAAATAGCTATTGATTTAGAAATGTCTATCTACATATTTTGGCATATTTTTATAGATAAAAATAAAATTACAAGAGGTACAAATATTATTCAGCGCCAATTTGAAAAAATTAAAAAGAGCGGGTTATTGGATAGATGTAAATCAATTTATATTGGATATGTTAGTGATATAAATTTTCCATGTGATAATATAATAAATCATCCAAAGGTAAAAATAATAGTAAACAAACAATCAGGTAATGAAGGAGTTACTACATCTAGTTTAAAAAAATTTTGCGATAATGAACAACCCGAATCCATAATTATGTATATTCATAATAGAGGAATATCACACAATGAAAATAGTCCAAGTGATGATTGGACCTTCATGATGGAGTATTTTGTAATTGAAAAATGGGAAAATAGTATTAAAATATTGGAAAATAAATATACTTGCGGATGTGAATTATGTAGTCATATAGATAGAATTAAATGTAATGATTTCATATTTCATTATTCTGGCAACTTTTGGTGGGCTCGCTCTTCATATATAAAATTATTACAATATCCAAATTTTGCAAATAGATATACTGAATCTGAAGATTGGATTTTACAATTAGCCGAACATGGTATTCCCAAAGAGAATTTTGGAATATTGCATAGAACTTCTAAAAATAGATATGAACCTGGAATGGTTCATAGCTATAAAGATAGATATCCATTTATCTACTATGAATCTGGCAAGGAAACCCCGGATATAGAAATAGATAAAAATTTATTTCACGGGGAAAATTGTAAGCGTTAACATCTAATCCACTTATACGGCCTTGAATAATTAAATCCGCGCAAAAATACGAAAATAAATATTATTTTAGAGATGACCCCTATAAAATAAAAGAGAAGACCATCATTTAAACAAAACATATTATCCAATTACACCCATAAAATGCATGAAATCTAGGTTGTCCTGTTTTAATTTCTCATTGATGTATAAATGGGGTCTGTTGAATATAGTGAATATCCTTTTTCTTATCAACCAACTGATAAAAATGAACAAAATGATAAAAAAGTGTCACAAATCATCGAGGGCATCGCCAATTTTTGTGATTTAAATCGTTCGTATGCAAACCAATATAGACAGGGTTGGAATAATTTAACGAATGCGATTAGTAATTCAACTAGTCAAAAAACAAATGCAGGTGCTGCCAAAAAAACCAACACGCTACTTCAAACGACTACTGGTACGACCGTACGGTATCCATATACATGTAGTAACATTCGCGGAAAAATTTTTAAACAAGATGGTATTACTATTTCACCGAACGGAAACATTTATGCGTATTCGCCCGATTTGAAAATACAGCGTGGTAGCACATCCGTAAACGCGAACGGCGAATTTAACGGATTAAATGTAAAATTAATAAATGCTACCGAGAAATTTGTCTTTACATATGAAGATGTGACCGGCAAAACATGGTCAGTTGATATAAAATCTGGCAGCGGTACTTCTGGTCGAGCATCATGTAGTGCGAATAATAAAAATTATGTGCTTAAAATCGCAATACGTAAATCGTTTGGAGACTCTGTAAGTCAAGCGCGGGACCCGAATGGAAAACTAATTAATACCGAACTAAAGAATTCAGGTGCAGAATTACGTTATAATGGTATGAAAGCTATATATGCAGAAACCATAACAAACACCATGAATTTAGGTATTGGTGTGTTGGCCGCCATCGTTTTTATTGCAAAAAATCAATAATTATAATATGAAGTTGATATATATTATAATTACACATGACACCAACGGACATAGATGCAAAAAAACAAGCCATGAATCACGGTGCAAACATGAAACGCCTCGAAAACACAGTGTACTTTTATAATCGTTCACTACTCGCCGCGGTTAACTTAAGTGCCGGCATACTAATCACCGCAATTATGATTTTTCGATTGAAAAATTCGAATGTATAAACCGTATTCAAATCTATGAACAGTGTATATGGCAGATTTAGCAGGCGACAGTTTAACAACATACAAACAAAAACAAGAAGAATATTCTGCGGATTCACAGAAAAGCGTATATCAACAACGCCAAACCAATGACATATATGGGGTTAATGTGTTTTTATTTTTCATTTACTATAGTTTTTTGATATATTATACATATTACACGTACGGGACGTTTAGGTATAGCACATTATACTACAAGAAGTTGTTTATGTTGATACTGTTATTTGCATACCCGTTCATCGTTTATCCGGTTCAATATAGTGTATATAACTTTGGAAAGTTTATTGTAAATTTAGCATATAGCAATGTATATGACACAAAGTCGTGGTAAAAATATACACGTATTATAATATACTATTGAACCGATTATGCAACAGTGCAATATATGTTCTTCAAACCCCAATAATAAAACATATAATTATCAAACATTTGTACCAGACGAATATGTAAAACCTATACGCCCGTCTACTGGATTTATCATTGAAGGATTGAACACAATCACTCAAAATACTGCGGTTTCCGGTTCTGCAATCGGTTTGAATAATTCACATGCAAAGCATATTGAATGTAGTTTGGCCAATAAAATACTATGTGATGACCTGAATAAACAATATAACGACAAGTTCGCTATCGTGGCAGAATTAGAACCGGCATATACCACCGCTAAAAACGCATATGATGTGTGTAATAATCATAAAAATAGATGCATGGGTATCGACGAAACTATTAAAAATACTCAAAGAAATATAACCGAATATGATAAAAATATCAAAAAAAAAACGAAAATATTGAAGACATGTGACCCACATAAAGCCTATTGTGATAAACTACAGAAAAGAATAACAGAGAAGGAAAAGCAAATTGCAGATTTAAAAGGTTATATTGCAACAAACGAGGACCTACAAAAAAAGAATATGTGTAATGCCTGATTTAGTAATTTACACGGATTTTATTCTATCTAATATATAGAATAAACAATAAAAATGCAAAATTTTGATAAAACGATGACTACTGCACAGTTTAATGCATATTACCCCCCGAAAGAAATCGAATTGTCAGGATATGATACCAAATATAATGCAGAATTAAACACTGTTAACCAAAAACAGCCGCCGGTCGTTATGAATGTAAATAAAAGAACAAATGAATTAAATGCAGCCAATAATAATATTAAATTTCTTAACCAGCAAAAATCAAGTTTAGAACAAGCACGAGGAAGGGCTGAACAACAGCGTAACAATGCAGCAAGTCGAGCAAATAGTGGTAATTTTTTTACACGTATTTTCAATAAAAGGACTTTCGGTCCATTGGTAAGTAGATTCCAAAATGAAGTAAATAATATTAATTCTCGAATACCACCAATACAAAACCAGATAAATACATTAAGTGCAACTATACCAGCATTAAATGCAAACCTGCAAACCGCAAATGCGGCTAAGTCCAACATCGAGACTGAAGCAAGTAACATTCGTAATAAAATCAATCCAGTCAAATCCGCACAGGTTACATTAATAACACAAAAGGAATATTATGATAATCGTGAAAAAGCATGTAGAGATACAAAGGAACTAATAGAAAGCCAAAAGAACCAATTGACACAATACGAGACAGAGTTGTTCAGTTTAAAGAAACAACATAATACGTGTATTAGAAATTATAACCGCAAATGTTCTACAAAACAACATGATAAACTTAAAGCACTTATCGCCGGCCGTGAGAATGAGGAAGATATGTTAGATGAAAAACAAACCGAATACGACAATGATTGCAAGGACAATATACAGGACTGTGCCCCATTTTATTCCGTGTTTCAAGAAAAAAAAGCCACATATGATATTGAAAATAATAATAAAAATAAGTTAGACAATGAGTATAAAACCTGCATAGACCCGACGAAAAATAAGTGTAAAGATATTTACAAAGACGCCAATTATCAAAAGTCGGTGACAAACACGAATATTGATATGATTAAACCATCTACTAGTAAATCGAGCGAAGGGTTTACTCAATATGGCGCCAATGATACTGCAGATACAACTCATGCGAAACTTGTCGCTAACTATAAATCGGTACAAAACGATTATACCAAACTAACACAACATACACGAGAATTAAATAACGCAAATAACAACGACGTTGGCAAAACTTCCAGATATGCGACAAAGAAGCAATTATACGATAATGCCATATACACAAATATATTATTGACTGCGCTCGCTACTTCTATGGTATTCTATATCTTCATCGACATTTAGTAACAATATTATATCACAATAGCATATAATATTATTTAGTAATGCCATATATTCCTTATACGCGTTATACTCCTCTTACAATGAATGCTCTAACATTAACTGAAGGGTTTGATGTTAATGCCGCGGTTTCACAAGTAGACACAATTAAAGCGAATATTGGTTTATTAGAAACTGGACGAAACCAGGCAATTCTCAATTCATATGATATTTCCACTAGATTAAACAACAACGAAAAACTACAAGAAAATCCAAAATATAAAAAATATATTCCAACCAACGGCAAGACACGACCTAGTGCCGCTGATGAAATGCTTCGCGATTCCGCATTATTAAATGATGCAAATAACCAAGTCTATATTCTTGGTTCTATCGCAGTTGCATCTTTAGTCGTATTATCAATGTTTATGTAGAAAAATGTAGTAGTAATATATAATGTCCACAACCGCACCAGACCAAACTAGTATCCAGTCTATATTAACAACTATACAATCTATCTTATCGTCACTTGGAACGAATACATCGAACATTGACACAACTTCGGTGACAAATGGATTAAATACGATTCAAACAATCAGTGCAAATGCGGATGAAAAAAATAAACAACTATTGTTAAAACAAAAGGAAGTGAAAGCTATGGTCGATGATGAGAACGCACGCATACAGACCAACATCCAACGTGTCGAGGACAATCTAATTACTAAAAAACGGATGGTAGAATTCAATGAGAACCAACGTTTGCGCACAGAGCATTACAATGAAATACTATATATATTTGTTTTAGCCATGTTCGTGATATTAGTAATTGTCATTGGGTTTCGTCTGTTACCTTTTCTACCGGGGTTTATATCATATACGTTGATATTAATCGTTGGCGGAGCAGCGGCTATTAAAATATTTATGCTTTATTCAAATCTACAAGCACGGTCGCATCTTAATTATAATGAATTACATTTAGATAAACCAATAGTTGATACTCCCGAGCAAGTCAAAGAAAAACAAGAAGCGGCGGCAAAGTCCGGAGATTTGTTAGGCAGTATTGATATCGGCGGGTGCATGGGTGCGGCGTGCTGCGATTCCTCTAACAATATTGTATGGAATGCAACCTCTCGTAAGTGCACATATCAGGCGCCGTTTGGTAACATGAATGGGTTTGTTATAGAACGATTGAAATATAACAAAAATATTGTATCACCAAATACACCCAGTGAAATAAGTAGATATAGTAAAGTATAAGTCTATTGTATAGAATACAAATGGATATTGAAGACCGTGAACTCTTGTTCCAACAAAAATATATTTATCAAGCACAAACAGTAAACACGTTAACCGGATTAAACACATTCCTACTCTTTGCTTATTATATTTGCATCATAATTGTGCTGTATTACTTGTTTACTAAATATGAACTTAACATGTATGTAAAAGCCGGATTTAGTTTATTATTAATCGCATATCCGTTTGTCATTTATTATATTGAAATGGTTTTATATAACGTTGGCCATTATGCCGGGTCAATGATTACCGGCACTGCGGCTGACCGAAATGATTAGGTGGTACTAGGCGATTCAACCTGAATAATTTTAGCCGTAAATTATTTGTTTTTCGACAAAAAAAAGAGGATTGTTGTGTTTACGTAGATGCATTGTATCAAGTTGCATCGTATATATCGGCCTGCCATTACGATAAAAAATGTCCAATTGTTTTTGGCGCCATTTTTCTTGATTTTCTAATTGTTTTTTATGCTCTTCATTTGCAACAAAGTGCTTATATTTCCACATAATGATACAATACTATATATTATTGTATCATTTTTCTTTTGTATATGTTTTTATCGTATTATAAATTCTCAACATCTATCCCGTCATCCGTATCTTCTGCTTCGTCGCTCGCATTGTCTGCCATCGCCGCTGGCAATTCATCACGTTCATACTTAATACGAACACCTGACCATGTTTGTTGACGCTTGCGTCCAAACTCCTTGTCCATATATTCGTGTAATTCCTTTGGACTTGGCCCACGACCACCATAATTCGACATATACCATATCGAGAATTCGTTGTTCAACTCCATTTGCTTGATTCGCCCATTCGCGTCTCTTGTAATACGATCACGAATAAACTCAGATATGTAATCCTGACTCTGGCGATATTCGTTGCTCTTTGACATGACAATGTCGCAATCGTTAACCACACCGCCCGTTTTAAATGCAATATCTACCAACATCGCCGCAAATACTTCCTTCCATTCATCAAATTTCTCCTCAATGTTCTTGTCCAACATAAACTGATGCGGCTTATCCGGGTCGTCGTCGACCGGTGTTTCTGTGAATAATGACTTGAACGGAACTACACGGATACGTCTCCATGTACCGTGGTCATTTGCCTTGACACCCATCAGTGCATTACATGCAACCGCTAATTTAAATTGCGGAATAAATGAAATGGTTTTGGGCATATACGGGGCTCTACCCTGAATCGGGTCCTTACCACTCGTCAACTGCTTCATCATACCTTCATTAATCACATCGCCTTTACTAGGCTCTTGCATTACCGCATACCGTATACCTTTCAATTGCACAATTTCCGGAGCAAGCCCACCCACTTTGCCACGTTTTTCCGTGACTAATGTGGTTGGAACGTCGCCCTTATATTGACCCAATACCTTTTCCATCAAGTTCATTAATACGGATTTTCCGTTCGACCCAACACCAATATACATGTTAAATGTTTGATTTGCCGATGTACCAATTAGCGTAGACGCCAAATGTTCCCACATATATTTACACAGTGCCTTGTCGGGGAATAACTTATTCATAAAATCGTGAATTTCATCCATTAGTTTTTTATGCTTTGACGGATTCAATGGAACATAGTCGATATTGGTGCACAATGAAATGATATCTTCAGGCTGACCTTTACGGAAACATTTTTCCCGGAAATCAATGACACCATTATTAAAGCATAATAAATAAGGGTTTGTATCCATTTTCTCTAAAAATGAGCCATCATAAAACAACTCTTTCGCTTCTGTCATTATATTTTTCTTATCGTTTGTATTCGCTAATCGATTGCTAATCGCCAATATTTTAAGTGACCTATTTTTCTCAAAATCTGCATCTTTCTCCAAATCAATCGCCTTATCCACTGGAATAGCTGCTACATCGGCCATGCTTGTCGACCCCTTTTGATTATACAACGTACGCAAAGATTTGGATATAGCAAGTCGCAGTGTAGTACCTGAATCAATCTCCTCCCATCGATTGTTTTTATACCGAAACCACATGTTTTTTGTAACACTCACGCATACATATTCGTGCTTATACATTTGGTATAATACGTTTGCCAAATCGAAATCGGGTACTCGCTCTTTGGCATTGAATCCGGTGATTGTGTGTTCAATATAATAATCGAGCGTACCATGCAAAACCTTCTCATAAGCTTCAGGTGCATCCGTTTTTGCCCAATGAATTAACGACAATTTGGTCAATCCGCCATGCAATCGCAAATCGAACTTTCTCCATGTATCGCAGAGTTCGGGGATGCCACTGTATGAAAACGTACTTGATTTTGCACTAAACGCAATCCACACAATCAACAATTTGGTACTGGTATTCCGTAACACCCACCCGACTCGCTTCCATCTGTCATATGACCCCTGTCCATAATACTTTTCGGGCAATATCATGGTGTAATCATACACTGTCTTCAAATGATAATCATTTACAGAGCCTTCCGTTACTTCAATGAAATTGTTTACCATGACCTCTAACTCATCTTTATTGCGGATGGACGCAATCGTACTAATATCGTCTAATATATCCGCACGATGTTGGATTTCCGCAGCCGCAGCAGCCGTGCCAGGTGTTTGTTGACGGTTTACATTACGCGTCGACGCATCTGTAAATTGTTTATATTCATTTACAAAATCGTTTCGCATAAACAGTACCGTGTTGGATTTGTATCGAACAGATAACTTATGGATTTCACTTTCCATATTTATTTTCGATACCGGGAAATCGCGATTGATAATCTCATTGTCTGCCGGGTCAACTGTGATATTACAAACACGCGTCAATCGATAACGTTCATTTCCTGGCTTGCGTGAACCATAAAGTTGCCAATTCGTGGTACCTTTACTGATTCCTTCGTCAAACACATCTTGCCAATTATTAATCAATGGCAACTCCGACCACGCCTCCTTTACTTTTGGCATAACTCGCTTGCGCAGAATCTGCTGGACCGCATGGTCGGCCTGTATACTAATCAACATATGAATCCCGTCTTTTGTGCAGTTTTTCTCTTGCACCCGGTTCACGGTTGGCTTTTCAAATATATACACGGTGAATGCAGTACTGTCATCCATCTGGTATATTTGTTTCAGTTCTTCTAAATAAATATCAACAAGGTCGTCGACATGCTCTTTTGTATATTGTCGCTCGTCTGTGTCATATGTGTGACGCAAATCCAAGTCAACTAATATGGGCCCGTCATTCTCTCGTTGTTTTTCGGTCAAGTATTCCTTTTTATTTTGGGCGAGTACATCTCGATAGTACAAATCCAAAAAGGTAGGATACTCTGCATCCGTGATATTATATGATCCGCCCGATATTCCAGCATTACTGTCTCCAATGCGCGTATTTGTAATAGTTACAGTTGCATTGGAATCGGTTTTCTTTTTAGCAAGATGTTTTGATAAGAAATCGAATACATCTCGATAATCAGTAATATGCGGTATTATTTTGGAACTAGATAATGGTTCAGTGTTACTTGACTCCATCATTTTGATAGGTTATATTAATACCATATTTTTATTTTCATTTCAATAAATCAATTTTTCGGGTGTCACTCGCCGATGCAATTTACGTGTATTTTACACAATCTTTACACGTGTATTGTCGAAAAATTGATATTCGTTTAGCATCGTTATGCAAAATAATCTTCCTATTATATATAGAGTTAAAATGAAGTTTTGCGAACAATGCGATAACATGTATTATATCAGTGTGAATGTAGACGACCCGAATAAGCTCGAACATTATTGTCGCAATTGCAAACATGTTGATACAACCATTGCGCAAGATGGTGGCTGTATTTTGGATGTTCAGTCGAATAACACCGAACAACATTTATCGCGAATTGTAAACAAATACACAAAACACGACCCAACATTGCCTCGCAGTTTCACCATGAAATGCCCCAATGATAAATGCAAGTCGAACGTGACCGAGCCGTTTACTAACCCCGAAATTGTGTATATTCGCTACGATGACGCAAACATGAAATATTTATATATTTGCACGGTTTGCGATACCACATGGAAAACGAATCAACATAAATAAACGGGTTGCAGTGTTATATTTGCTATAGATGAAAAATTGATTTAATTATTTAGAAAATAAGATATGTATATATTATAACCTTATCGAAAATGGACGCGACCGATGATACTGAACCTACCCGCCCAACCGTCGCGAATTCGATGGATAGCGATGACGACAATTTTGTCCCTCCGCCGCCAGTTGACGCCGCCGAAGATACAGAAGACGATATCGATGATGATAGCGATGATGATGTTCGCCCACCGCCTCCGCCGGGCGCAGCAGATACAGATGACGACGATGCACTCGATACCGAAGACGATGATGCAGACGATACTGAAGATGAAGACGCCGCTGCCGATAGTGACGACGAAGATGTTGGTTTTGCTGGTAAAGTTGCCACTCAAACAACAGCGGGTCTACAAAATAAACAAGTAAGCATAGTCGATTATGATAGTGAACCTGACGAAGATACAGATGACGACGAAAACTATTTACAAAAATTCGACGAATCGTTGCACACACAAGTGATTGCAGATTACCACCCCGAAATGAAATCGCACAATTATGATGAGATTACAAATATGACAAAAGTGACCCGCAATGAATCCGGTGCAATTATTGACCCGCTACATAAGTCGGTGCCGTTTATCACTAGATATGAAAAAGCGAAACTCATCGGCGAGCGAGCTGCGCAGTTAGGTGCAGGCGCAACGCCACTCGTCGAAGTTGACGAAAATATCATCGATGACTATGTAATTGCATCCAAAGAATTTAACGAGAAAAAAATACCCTTTATTATCAAGCGACCCATGCCGAATGGTGGATGTGAATATTGGCGCATGGAAGATTTGGAGATACTTATGTAATGCAGTCGATAATTATTTGTTTGTATATATTTTTTCTCGTATTTTTTCACATATTAAAATATTCATACATGATATACGGTTGATATGATAGAAATATGCGAACCGTTTGATAATATTGATATATTAACAGAATCAATATATCAATATACCGAGATACAAAATGTTATAACATTAGAATGTTCACATAATAAATGGATTGTAGAAGTTGATAGCAATATACAGAACACTGATAAATCCGATTACCTTATTATAGATACATTATTCCACGATGCATTCTTTCACTGGGTAGCAGAATGTGCCATTTATCTACCTCTTTTTACTATACTCAAACGTAAATACCCCACTTTAAAATTATATTTGAAAGAATTTAAAAGTTATAAAAAATTATTTTGCGATTTTTTTGACATAAACCAAACTGATATCGTATATAATTTAGTTCCATCAAATGTCTGTATATTTCCAATGCCTATATCATGTCTTAACATTAACTCGATTTGTGAAAGCTGGAAACAGCAATTTGATTATTTGATTCACGAGTTAACATTAAAATACGTAGATAACCCGAAAAACATACAAAATCTTCTTTTACCTAGACAAAACAAGGAAAATTTTAAAAGTAACGACAGAACATATGATACCACAGATATACATAATAATATACAGAATTCCCCCAGCATAACATTAAACACAGATGAAATAGTCGACTTAAATGACCAAATAAAGACCGTTAATTCAAGTGTAAATGTAATTTTAACTGGAGGTTCCCCTTATTTTATGAATGGCTTATTTTGTAAACATTCACATATTATTGTATTAGATGCATTTGTTCTAGCTCAAATAAATATGTTTGTTAAACTAAAATATGTTCACGACAGAATTTGTCAACACAATCAGGTGTTTTTTATAAAGAGAAAAAAAGGTAATATATTTTATTATAAAGATATCAAAAGTTATTTGCGTGCATGATTTTTTAGATTCGCATCAAATTATTACGATTTCCAGTTTTTACCACAATCCAAACATGTTACAAATATAGTTGCTGGTTCATCTGCACTACGTGTTTGCAATTCATAGTAGGTGCACCTCTTCGATTTGCATTTGCGGCATGTAAACATATCCGTCGATGCTTGGATATTTGTAGTATATTTGTTTGCATCACGCTTTATTTTTTGTTCAATCAATTCCTTCCACCGCATTTGATTCATTTCTTGGTGTGTCATAAATGCTAGTGTTTGTGGAGTTATTTCGCCAGTTTTGAGTTGTTCCAACAATTCGACGTTTTTCAAATTGATATAAATGCTTCGTAGCCGGTCCAAATATAATTGTACAAAATGCGGGTTGTCCCACTTCTTGATTATTTTTTTACTACTTCCTTCCTTAATCGCATAGTTAAATACACCTTTTTCAAGATTGGTACTTAATGTTTCATCTTCAATAACGAGCGCTAACTTTGCGCAAATATTGTTACGAAACTGTGTGGGATTTTCTACAGTGTGCATATTGTTTGTGTAACGCGATTTACCTTTATTTTGATTCATATAAATAAGTGTTTATATGAATCAATTTTACAACGGCCGCGACCACGAACATGATGTGCTGAATGCGGCGCATATTATGCGTCTTCGCCAGATTTCTGTGGAAACAACGCCTTCATTATTTCGGCTTTGAGTGGGTCGGGTATATTATGGGACTCCATGCGTTTCTCTACAAATTTCATTTGGTAACCCAATAATGCGGCATTTAGTAGACCAGGTTGTCTCGAACGTACCAATCCTAATGTAAGTGCGATTATTGCCCGCGCAAATTTGTCCATATAAAACTTGCAGTTCTTAAGGTTAATGGTTTCATATCCTTCGTCTAGTATTTTTTCACCCTTTTCTAATAATAATTTAAATTTCATATATTTTGCATACAAATAAATCTTTTCATCGATTAATGAACCGATATTTGGGCAAATAAACAACACATCGGTTTGTAGTCCCTCTATATAAAAGGGATATTTGTGGGTTGTTTTAAAATAGGTGGATACTTCTGCAGGGGTTTCTTTGAAATCGATGTCGGCGAATGCTTTACAAATTCGTGTTGCTACTTTATTGTAACTTACTTTTACTATATTTGGGTTATTTTTAGCAGTTGTGTCACACACGGCGTTATCTTGAACGTCTGGCAATGCAACCGCTATAGTGAGAGAAACCGTTTTTGTATCATCTTTTAACAGTTCAGTCGGTAATTCAATGTATGTTAAGAACCATTTAATGAGATAACCTATATGTGATGCCAAATTTTTAGCCACATCTCGATTATATACTATTCCCTGCGCAGGTCTTACTAATATATCTATATCTTCGCTTATATATTGTGGATTCCCCGAGATTTGTCCCAATACTAATTGTATCGCCTTCCCCCCTTTAAAAATGAATTCATAATCTTGTCCAGTCATTCTATCCGATAATATGCCAAAAATAATTAAACATGTGCATAATGTCATATTAAATCGTGCAAAATCGATGGGTTTATCCGCATACATAGTGTCACCAATCCAATAGGGGGCATTTTTTATAGGAACATAATATGTCGGTATCATGGTTTGAATCATTTCACAAATCGACCATATATTTCGCATTTCGTTCTTTTCCATGGGTATAACATTATCTAATGCGAGGGCGTCTCTTATTTTGTCTCTCAAACTAATCAATTCAGTGGGAGTCTTATTGAAAATGGGTGCCCAAAATGCAGGAATGGCGTTTAATGGATAGCCAGTTTGGCCAGGCAATTCAAATGGCAATGACAACTTTACATTAGCAGGTTTTGGTGTATTTAGAATAGTTATTTGTGGCATTGGTGTCTGTTGCATAGATAAGTTTTGCAATTCTACTGTTTTTTGGCGTCGTTCCTTCTTTTGTTTAATCGGTTCATCTATTTGTGGTTGATTTGTTAAACTGTTTACATGTACAAATTCGGTAGCTGGCTCGACAACTGGCTCTACAACCGGCTCGACAATTAGTTGCGTTGTGCGGGCTGCCTCCGCTGCAATTAATTGTTGCAATCGTGTTTGAGATGCCTCTGTCAAACTATTTGTATCCGCACCTATTTGGATTAATTCTTTTATAATGTAAATATTTCCAACCTCGATTGCTACAGACAGTGCGGTAATATTTCCTTTAATACTCACCAAATTTACATTTCCCGAATTTCGTTTAAACTCTATGAATATACGACGGACATCTTGTACGTTTTTTAAATGACGTATTATTATACACAAAAATGGTACAAAACCTATTAATGGGGTGACACTTTGTTTATATATTTTTTTATTAAGTGGCATATAATCAGTTGTAATCGGTATCAATGTATTAATACCTGTTCTAAGTCGCTTCATGGAGCGCATCAATTCTTTTACACTTTCTTCGTATTTTGATGGTTCTGGATCGGTTTGTGTTTTATAAATAACATGAAATGTATTGTTAAACATACTTCTAAAATCATCTCGGTGCTTTACGCTTTGTATTTGTTCCGCAATGGGTACACCGCCGCCAATATACAGTTTATTTTTCCGTGTAATCGTATTTTTCTGGGTGGGCACGGTTGTTCTTTTTGCCGTATGTTTTAATTTTGATTGTGTTACACGATTTTTTGGCATAATAGTTATATTATGTCAAGATATAAGTATGTCGTTCATACAATGGGACTAATTATATAATACACATCATTGTCTAAATGTACTCTTCTTCGCTCAATTCGCCCGTACATTCCAAGAAATTTTGTGGCTGTTCCATGGTTACAAATACTGTTTGTGGCTTTTGATTTTTCTTTGATGGCTTCGCTGGCTTTACCGGCTTTGCTTTTGCCGCCTTCTTCGCCGGCTTACGCTTTGATTTTGGCTTGACCTCTTCTTCCTCCTCCTCATCTTCGTCTTCTTCCTCTTCTTCTTCTTCCTCCTCCTCTTCTTCATCGTCATCGACTACAAAATCGTCTTTCACGTAACCCGACTTGGTACGAGGCAGGTCATCGTCTTCGTCGTCTTCTTCCTCATCGTCGTCTTCGTCGCCGATATCATCAAACCCGCCATGCAAATAGTCGTAAATCGAATTCCATTCTGTCTCGGTTAAATTCACATACGCATCATTTGCACCTTTAGCTAGCAAAATACAGCTGCCAAAGAACAGAACAGTGTCGACGGGTGGCGGAAATTCATATTTGTTTTCGCTGTTTGCACGTCCATCCGCCTTACCATACAAGCAAATGTGATACGACTTTCCATTCAACTCTGGAACTACCCATTCAGTATACATTTTAAATCCGGCCGACGACTTTAGCCCCGCCTTTTTATATAATTCGGCTTCGTCGAACTTTTTAATTGTTTGCTCAGTAACCGAGCCAGTTTTGTCGATAATTAGAACAGTGAGTGACATGCTTACTCTATATACACATCAAGTTTTATATTGGTTCGCTTTATTATTTTTATGTTTGCGACTTTCACGTTAAAATCGACATATAGGATTCTGTCAATCATATATACAGGCATGCTCGATACACTATTTCATGTTATACTTAATATATTCATATCATTATTCATAATTTATTGTTGTCATAGTGGGTGGGAATATTTGAAAAATACATATACGCATAAAAAGACAAAAGATTTAGTAAATACGCAGATTACCAAGTATCAACAAATGATGGAGGAAATGCAACAATCTATTCAGTCTTCGTCGTCCATTAGCAAAAACGACATACAACACATGGACGATGATTTGACCAAATTTATGGAAGAACAAATGTAATGATATTATATAATATTTACTATCATATCGAAAAGTATGCTAACGCCTAATTATGATGATGATGATTCTGGTTACGAAACTGACGCTACGATTCTTGACGAAGACTATGATAGTGAAACGGAGAGAGCATTCAACGCGAAAAATAGAAAACGAAAAATATCCACCCCATCCACCCCATCCACGCCCGAACCAATGACCCAGGGTCCTGAGCCTTCCACTGAAATTTTGAAGAAAACAGGCAGTCCAATATATACACGATTTGAAGGAATGCATGTACCGTATACAAGAAATTCTTCCAATAATGGAGAAATGCCATTAGATATAAATGGCGAGCCGATTGATTTGGAAGAATTGCCGCCAATTATCAAACGCAAATTATTTAAAGGTGGTCTTGCCAAGTCAAGAAGAAGACGACGCGCAAAAAAATCATCGCGCAAAAGGCATTCGCGTCATACACGCAAAACTACACATAAACATCGAGCACGGTCTACACGTTCCAAGCATTAGGTGTATTTTTCTATACATGTCTTGCTTGTATAAATTACATATGTAACTGATATAAATGTAACGGTACAATATTATACATCATCTGGTCCATCATAATATTCGATTATCATGGAACTTACTTCAAATCAAATGTATCACTTGGTTGAACGAATGCCAGACTTTGACCATTCGTACGAAACCATATCGCAAAAGGGCTATTCTGCCGACTATAATGTTGCTTTGGCCATACCCGTGGGCAAAAAAAACTATGCGTGGTTTACATTCTATCGCGATTGCGACGTTTGTTATATATTCGATTTAAACAAAGAACGAAAAATCGTGAAATCGACCCGTATTATGAAAGAAGACCACAACCCTCTTGGCAAAGGGACGATTTTATATGGAACCACCATATTGGACGAAGCCACCCAATTATCGTATTTTGTCATTGAAGATATGTATTATTACAAAGGCATTCCGCTCACTAAAATGACGTTTTGCGAGAAATTGTTTTATATTAAGGATTTTCTCGATGCCGTTCAGGCGAGTAATATTACGGTATTATTCAGGCTGCCTGTCATGTGGCTGAATACGTACAATGCAATTATATCTTCTGTGATTCCTGCGAACATTGTAGATACGATTGGATACCAGACACATCATATTCAGTATCGTACTGCAAATGCTATCATGCCGAGCATCAATGTGGTGTTGAATATGAAAATTGTTTCTAATGTGGAAATCAATAAACAGGCGTGCAAAGATAAAGTCGAGCCCGTGCATATGTCGAAATACACCGCCGATTTATTTAAACCGCAATATCGCCAAAGTACTGTTTTTAAAGTAATGGCGGACGTGCAATATGATATTTACCACTTATATGCGTATGGAAAAGAGAATTCTCTCGAATATTATGGGATTGCATACATACAAGATTATAAAACCAGTGTTTTTATGAATCGTCTATTTCGCAACATCCGTGAAAATGAAAATCTGGACTACATTGAAGAAAGCGATGACGATGAAGATTTCCAGAATATCGAGCAAGATAAATATGTGGATCTTAAACGTACCCTTACTATGGAGTGCATATTCCACTCTAAGTTTAAGCGATGGATACCGTCGAGGATTGCTCCCAATAACAGTAAGATTATTCATATTTCCCGCCTGGTAAAGAACTATGTGTATTAGCCAGAATATATGTTGCTGCCGTCGCCGAATAAATAATACATAAACCGATATTTTATGTATTATGCTAAGTTTGTTCATTTTATGACGGATTTGTCTAATTTTATTTCCGGTAATACCTTCTTGTAGATTTTCTTGTTTAATTTATCATGGTCTTCGTAGTTGCCGAGCGCATGCACACACGCTTTTGCATAAAAATTGTATTCCGGTGTGTCAAGTTCTCTTGCTGCCGGGGTTGTTTGCACATAATGTTTTACAACGGCATAATGTTTGTTTTCAATGGTGTTAATCAAACCGTTCATCAGTGGTTCGTCCGCTGTGCTTTTATTCCAGTTTTCATTGTTTTTAATATAGACGGTTTCACGTTTCAGGTCGGTACAATGTAAGGGCCGTTCTGTTATGTCCATATTATTGAGTGCTTTAATGAGAATATTACTGACACTATCCACATAGCCATCCTTGGCGATCGTTCGTAAATGATCCATGTTAATTTCGATTCTTTTAACAAATTCTTGGATACTTAG